TACTTAGACTATATAAAAAACAAGAAATAAAATATATCTATTATGTTTAAGTTGACATTGATCATTCTGTGTAGTACAATAGATATATGATTAAACCTAAACACGAAATGTCCTATGGGCAACCAGTATGGGATATTTATGCCTGTGAAATATGTGGCAGCTTGGTTCTTCCTAGTACTGCAAAGCTTCATGAAAAATTCCATGATGAAAAGCCAACAGCAAAAATAAATAATAAACCTCAAACAATAGATAAAGAGTGTCCAAAATGCAAAAAAGTTATTACATTGCCACTAGATCAAGATGGCGCCATGATTTTAGATGATTATGATGACCATATGGATTTTCATGAAGAAAGTGAGAGATAATGTCTGATTGGACTGAAGAACTAACAGAAGAACAAAAAAGCAACATAATGGATCTTGTTATTACTACGGTTAAAGAGATTAGACATCAAATTGATCAGGATATCTTATTTACCCAGCAAATTTGGGAACGTAAAGGGTTTTTAAAAAGTCGTAGAACTAGAAAAGCTTTTGATGCTTGTCGCTCAATAGTTCAGGGCAAAAATGAAATATTCAATGATAAAAATGATTAAAAATATTATATTAAAAATTAAAAGAAGTAGATGTAAACATAGTTCAGAAACAACAAGTCAGTCATGTCCATATACTGGAAAAACATATACATACTGTTTAAGTTGTCTTGAAAGAATAAACACAACTGATTAATAAAACTAGCACCAGTAGCTTAGTTGGTTAAAGCCCCGAACTCATAATTCGGTAATCGTAGGTTCAAGTCCTACCTGGTGTACTATACAATTAAACATATTGGTCTGTAGCTCAGTTGGTAGAGCGCCGAACTGTTAATTCGGATGTCGCAGGATCGTAGCCTGCCAGACCAGCAAAAAAACTATTTTTAAATATCAAAAATTGTTGTTAGTCTTTGTGGATTAGGAACAGATTTTCCAAAATCAGCAAATAGTGCTTTATCTTTTTCACGATTAACAATTCCTCTTGACCAAGAGAATCCTGCATCTCCACCCCAAGCTAACCACATGATGTAACCATTGGATGGGTTAGCATTGTTGCCCCAGTCTTTACCTTTTTTGTCTACTTCGTGTCTAGAAAAATATGAATACATTCTTTTAACTGTGCTAAGAGAAATTGTTTCTCCTCTTGCTAACTGACCTGCACGAGTCCAACCAACCTGTGTCCCAGCTCCAGTTGCCTTACCATCTTCCTTAAACTTAATTGCTCTACGAGCAGCAGATCTTGCTCCTGCTGGAGGAGAGTATCCTTCTGCTTTTGATACTTCGTCTGTATCGTATTCAACATCATCATCATCTTCAAAAAGATCATCTGCTTTTTCAGCAGGAACACAATTAGGAACCATACGTCCATTATCTCCAGGCTTCATGCCTCTTTGAACATATCCATCCCAACAAGGTGCTTGCTTTTCTACTTCTCCTGAGCAACAATCAGATTTCATTTCTTCTGACTTACATACTGGACAGTTTTCACATGTTACGTCTAACTCTTTGCATGTTTCGCAACCACAACCTCCGTATGCTTTACCAATTGATGCATCATACATTGCCATTGCAACTTCGCTATCTTCTGGCTCTTGTGGTAGTGGATCAATTGCAACCATTAATGACATCATGCATCCTGTATATAGGTTTGTTGCTTCCCAGTATCCATTTTCTTCTTGTTCAAATAGTTGAATCAATACCGCTGGATTTTCAGCAGATGCTTCCAGTGTGTACTCTCCACCTGGAACACCAAGCATGCCATCACGCATAACATGAATTACCTGACCAATATGGACCTCTTCATCAGATCCGTGTGCTGTCATGGCAAAATCGCCTTCTTTAAGATTTGGCATTGCTTTACCTATGTTTCCCTCACTAATATTAATTGCATATATTTGTGCTGCTGCTTCAGAACGTGTCTTGTGACAACCCATTACTTCTCCACCCTCTTTTACTGCAGGGTATCCAGAGCAACCGTAACTTCCCTTTTCACCGACTTTATATGGCATACAATCATTATAGCAGATTTTAGCAAATAAATAGGATTTATGACAGATTAAACGGTAGTCTTAAATATTACAAAACAATAAGAAGCAGTATTATCAAAGGTAACAAAGATAAAGTTGTAGCCCTTTTCCTTGAGATACTTTTTTAATGGCTCATATGTATAGTAGGTATCTTCAATTATATATATACCGTTGTGCTTTAGCTTATCCCATGAGTTTTCAAGCAGTGTGATGTTAGCATCTGCTTCATGAAGCCCATCGTCTAAAATAACATCAAAGTCTGACTCTCCAATTTGTTCCCACATAGAGGATATAGACTCTGGATCAGTCTGATCAACATGGTATGTCTTAATCCTATCCTCCTCAAAAAGGATTCTAGAGTCAATGTCTGCCCCGTATATCTGGGCATTCCAGAAGTAGTCTCTCCAACCCCTTAGAGAGGCTCCTGGGACCCCATTAGAGGTCATATTAGACTTTACGTCCTCGTTATTTGTTCCAATTCCACACTCAAAAATCTTTTTTGCATCATCACGAATTGTGCCAAATAAAATATGATAAATGTCAGTATATCTATTTGATGCCCAGCCAGATGGTGTGATATCTACCTCATGTGGAGAACCTTTATCACTACCATAATTCTTCATCAGATGAGATAAAAAGTTAGCGTCTTTGTTGTACTCAATACTTATTTTATTCATTCTCCCCTTATTTCTCTACTACGAATTTGTTGTAAAAATATTCCATTGCTGAGTTTGGTGGTAGATAGTTTTTATCTATTCCTCCACGAGTTGTCATTGAGTGATAAACAGATATACTCTTTGATGTTTTTTCTAATAGTTTAATTTCTTTTAGATACTTTGGGTTCCATAATTTTTCCCATTGTGACCAATGTATACCACAAAATATTTCCATTGGTTGAACATAATGCATTAAGTGGTATGACCTAAAAACTTTGTTTACAAGCTCTGGACCAACATTAGTCCATTTAATTTTTGTTTTGTCAAACTCTGTTGATTTCTTTATAAGATATTCAAGTGCTGGTGAATCTTGTGGCAAAGAAAGAACTCCACCAACAACTGTATCATTTTCTAAACATGCATAAGTATCTCCAAGACTATCCCAATCAGGTGACAAACAAATTGTGTCTGCATCTACCCAAGTCAGTCCAGTTTGTTTTATCATTCTATATCTGAATAAATCAGAAAATGCTGCATAAGTATCTTGAACCAAAAATATTTCGGAACTAGACATTATGTCTTCTGCATTAGATTTTTTAACTCCTTTAGGAACAACCATATCCATGTCATAAACATATAAAGTTAATTCATGTCCATGATATATAAAAGAAGATAGTGAAACTTCTTGTATTTTTGTCATTGGATTACCAACCCACAATGATCCAAACTTTGCCATTACTTGCCCTTTAACTTAATGTTGGTTGCTCTTGTGTTGCTATGCTGATAGAAAATTGGATCTTTGAGAGCATAGACGTTAAAGTATTTTTGAATAAGCGCAAAGCCTTGATCAATATGTCTATTGTTATCTGCTGACCACTTAGCTACTAAGGTTGCCATGTCTTTATATCTTTTGCTTACATATATAATTGCATGAGTTGCAAGCATTCCATCTATTCTATATACATTTCTAAACTCTGGGTGTTTTGTATGGTTAAAGTTATTTGCCTTAGATATACTATCTAAATACCCCCAACTTGACAGACCTATGTAAATTGCGTCAGTGTCGTCTGGAACATTGATTACTGTTTCTTTTCTTGATATAACACAGTCATCCTCAAGAATAACAATTGGCTTGTTGCTATCTTCAGATAAAATGTTGTAATGAGATTTTGCACACCCAGCCATTGGATGACCATTCATATCAACTCCAACAATACGATGATAGTTTTTTAAGTCTAGTTCTTTACCTAACTGAATCATATCTTTGTTGCGGTCAACATGCTTATTCATGTTAATATAAAAAACATTTAAGTCTTTAATGTCTATCTGCATTTAGCCAATCCTCTAATGTAACTTCTGGATTCCATCCAAGAATGTTTTTTGCTTTTGTGGTGTTTGCAAGAGTTTCTCTCATTTCACCAGTCCTTGCTGGTATATTTACAACTGGATGATTATACATTTCTGCAATTTGATTTACAGAGTAATTGACCCCTGAACCTATATTAAAAACAGACCCAAGGTATTGTTTATCAATATTTTTTTCAGATGCAATAATATTTGCTTTTACGATATCTTGAACATTAACAAAGTCTCTTCTTTGTTCACCATCTCCAACAACTGTAAGTAAATCACCTTCAAGTTTTTGTCTTCCAAAGACACCCATGACTGGAGCATATTGTCCACGAACTGGTTGATTTTTTCCATAAGCATTAAAATATCTAAATATAATAGTCTCTAAACCAAACAGTTCTGTATACATAGAACAAAGTTTTTCTCCATTAACCTTAGATACTGAATATGGATTTAAGCAATCATCTGGCTGAGATTCTATATTTGGTAATGTGTTTCTGCCGTACGCAGCTGATGTAGATGAATACATAACTCTTTTTACACCTGCTTCTCTAGAACACTGCAGCACAACATTTGTTCCCAATGTATTAGTCATTGTTGCTTTTACTGGATCATTAATTGTTGGTTGAATTCTTGATTCTGCTGCAAGATGGAAAACATAATCTACATTATCATATAATTCTCTTGTACTTAAATAATCACAAACATCTTTTTTATAATTTTTAGTTTTTGGATTCCAATAAAAATGCTCATGGGCATCAGATGACTCATTGTCAATAATACGAACTTCATGGCCTAATCTTACTAACTCTTCAACCAAGTTAGATCCTATAAAACCAGCACCACCAGTAACTAAGCTTACAGTCATTTCCTATACCTTTTCTATTCTCTTTATTATACCTTAATTAGACTAATGGCGGTAGATGTTTTGACTCTGGAATTATGTATTTGTCAGCAAATTCCTGCTTTAGGTTTCCAAGTGTCATAAAGGTTGCCTTTCTATCTAGTATAAAGGTTATATCTGTTTTTAATGTTTTAATTTTATATTCCGTGAATTTTAATAAATAATAGGATAACCAAAGATCATCAACTATCCAGAACTCTTCTGGGCACATTAATAGGTCTTCATCTAAAAACACCTTAGCGGAGCACACAAGGCCTCCTGGACCCACATAGTTACCTATCTCATCATTTTCTAGTTTAATCTTTTTACGATATATTGCTTCAATCCTATGTGACCAAAAAGATTTTACTGCATTTTCATCATATTGATTGTAGCAATCTTGGATAAAAGATTCTGGAAAAATCTCATCATCATCTATAAAAATAATTTTTTCATAGCCCTCTTTAGCTAACTCATTGGCCAATAAGAATCTACAAAATGGTTTATATTCATTAAAATAATTAATGATTGTGGTGTTTATGTTTAGTGGTGTTATGTATTTACGCACAAGACCTAAAAGTTTTTCTTCTCTATCAGAGTTGTTACAAATAAAAAAATCAAAGTCTTTATTGGTTTGACCAAGAAGACACTGGGATGTAATTCTTATATTTTCTAATCTAATGTATGTACAAAGAATTAATGCTGTTTTAGATTTTTTGTTTACGATACTTTCATGAATTAATTTTCCCATAATAATCAGTATAGCATCAAAGAGAAAGCCAGCCTATTTCTAGACTGGCCTCTCAATGAAGACTATTACTTCTTCTTGACTGCTTTCTTTGCTGCCTTCTTTGCAGGAGCTTTCTTTACTACCTTGGCAGACTTTAGTGCCTTTTCTACAACTGATGTATCAGGTAGACGACCAAATGCACTGTCATTTGGATTGATTGCTCTTAGTGCAACTGGAACCAATGCACCAAGTAGTGAGTATGCAAGTGTTGCTGGATCTGTAACTCCAGATGCGTACATTGCTACTCCTGCTGCAAGTGCTGATCTTCCATATGATGCAAGTATTGCCTTTAGTTGTTCTGTATTCATTTTATTCCTCCTAGGATATTGCTCTTGTTAGTACTGTAAAGCCAATCCATAGACCAATAATTCCTGCGACTCCCGCAAAAACTGGTGGTGCTGGAACTGGCAATTTGAATGCAGCAAATACTATACCGCACCCAAAACCTGTTAGTGTTGACAAAATAATGTCTTTCATTTGTTTTCCGTTTCTTTATATTGTTTTACAAAATTATTTATTCTTTTTCTTTCTTCATTACTCCAACAAGAAAGCATTATTTCTTTTATTCCTTTATTCTTTATTTCTTCAATAACCA